TTCATGGTTCATCGTCTACTCTCCCCGCGCCGCCTTACGCCGGTCTTCTCTGATTTTGAAATACAGGTTCGTCAGGTACGTCAGCAGACCAAACAGCAGACTCCCCAGCACGCCTATTGCCACCCACTGGGACGGAGAGACTTTGTCCAGCAGCTGCAGTAACCAGTATCCCGTCCCCACCGCTGACGTGGTGTATGACACACCTGTTGTGATTTTTTCCATCTGGTACATACCCCGTCTCCCGTTATCCGGAAGCTCACAACATGAAAAAGGCCAGCAGCTGTTTACTGATGGCCCTGACTCCCCGTTACAGCATCATGACCGATTCGGGTTGAGGTTCAGTCGCATCGGCGACCGGTGATTCAGGCTGAACTTCACCGCTCTCTGCGGTGGTATCTCCCGCTTCAGTCGGTGGCTCTGCCTGTACACCAAGCAGCTCATCCAGAATGGCATCAACCTCTGCATCAAGACGCGCTTCCAGGTTATGGCGAAGTTTTTGTTTCAGTGCGCTCAGGACTTCTTCAGAGCGCAGGACTTCCTTCACTGCCTCTGCAGTGACCAGGGATGTAATTTCTGACATGGGATTTTCTCGTCGAAAGGTGTGATTAAGAAAGTTGCCGCTAAATGAGCGGCTCTTCGGGTTTGCTTCCGGCTGACTGACCGGCGCTGATTTTCTCAGCGGCCCTTTTGTCAATCTGTCTGCGCCAGAAGTCACGCATGGCCCTGTACCCACCCGAAAGGAGATACAGCACACAGACCACCGTACAGAAGTACAGCATTAACTGGTTCAGAAATGTCATAATTTCTTTCCGTTATTGTTGACAATAAGAACTGTTTTCATTTAAAAAACCAGAGCACGAAAGTATCGTTCCTTTATTTTTTCTCCATAGGTATTACCACCGCCAGCGTCCATTCCTGTCGCTGGCGGTTTTTTTATCATGCCGCAGTGTCTGTGCTGTTCACTTCCACCGCAATGCTGTCAATCAGCACCGGGTAAGTCGCATTCCTGGTAATGTCTGTCACATGCAGTTTATCCGCCGCAAATGCACTGACCGGTGACTGCGTCAGCGTGAACGGTGTGCCATCCTGACCATCAATAACCGGCGTCACCTGAAGGCTGTTATTCCCGGCAAAGCGGAAAGCCAGCGTATGCCATTCGTTATCAAATGCGCCAAAGGTTCCCAGTTTCAGGTTGTTTGTCGCCACTTTCGCATTGTGGTACATCACATTCAGGTCTTTTGCATCTGTCTGGATGTAGAACGCTGCCAGCAGGTTATTCCCCCCGTCTCCGGTCAGGGCAACGCCCTGTGGCAGTGAAGATACCGGCCAGTAAAACGCCATAACATACTGGTTCGCAGCCAGCGCTCCCGAAACCTTAAAGCGGCAGCGAATCTGCCCCCCTTTCTGTAACAGAGCCGCACCGTTGCCCGCGGCGTACTCCAGCACCCAGCTGCTTTTACCTGCTTCCTTGGTCAGCTTCACTGCCTTACCTCCGGTTCCCTCCGCATCGCTGACCACTTCTGCCCTGCCGCCACTGGCTGACCATCCCTGTACTTTCAGGCTTCCCTCTGACTCGCTGGCAAGGTAAGAGAGCAGTGTTGTGACGCCTGTGGCTTCTGCACCGGAAGACGATGACGGGCGCACCTCTGATACTGTCGATGATGCCCCCGCGTTTAGCGCCACTCTTCCCGCATGGCGCAAAATCGCCGTTGCCAGACGGTCGGAAATAATCCCGCGGCGAGCCCATGAACTGAAATGGCTCGCCCTGTCCTGTGACGTCCAGGTGGCTGAGCTGTCACGCCATTTCGAACCGTAATACCCGATACCCGGAATGTCCGGGTCTTCTTCCGGTTTGTTCGTCGGCACATTCACCCCGTTCTCATCGGTCATGAACGGTACGAAATGGATATTCTTTTCCGTTTTGTTTTTGTAGCTGCCGTACACCGTCTGGTACGAGGATTCGTTCTTCTGCTTCCAGAAATACGTCGTATCTCCACAGATCCAGGGAACACCGCCAGCAGAGCCACCAACGCACTGACCTGCCATATCCGTCAGGTCTGCACGGAATTTATCAACCAGCGCACCAAACTGTGCGGCATGATTTGCCGGCGTCCCGCCAAAATCAAATTCCCCCTGCATCCACACCACGGCAAACAGCACATTTTTCGGGTTCTTCTTCAGTGCTGCTTTTGTTCGACCGATAAGGTCCTTATACAGCGGCTTGTCCACACCCCAGCGGGTTGAATTCTCCGAGGCACCACTCGCGTCACTGTATGTGCCATCAGCTCCGGTGGTGAACGCTGAACCACCACGACAGCACGGAACCAGCAGAATACCCGCATTCGCCGGTATAAACGGCAGCAGTTTTTTGGCGATATGCAGCCCCTGCCCCACGGTTCCGTACTGCCCCTTTGACAGGTCCGCTTTCGGATGGTTAAGACGGCTCATGTCCTGCACATCATGCAGACAATGGTCCGCCGGAATGATGTCGTTATATTTACAGGCGACACCGCCCGGTGTCACCGTACTGCGGCGCGCCAGTTGCTTAATACGCGGGTCCGGACGGTCATATGTCTCCGGCAGCGGAAGACCTTCACCATACGACATGCCATTTGACTGCCCTGCCAGAACCACAACAAAGTAATACTCCGGGTCGCTGGTGGCGCTGATTACTGCACCTTCTCCACCTGTCGGCTTCACCACAACAGGTGTGCTCACATCACCTTCTGCGACAATCGCCTGAATAAGTGCTGCGCCATCATCCGTATACGAAGAAAACGGCCCACCATATGGTTGCCATCCTTCACGAATTTTTTGCGCAAGTGCATCAGCAAGGTCTGACGGCGATGCCGCCCTGACCACATCGTAATGTTTAAATGTCATGAATCCTCCCGGCCGGGATAGTACTGAATCAGATAAAGAGCAGGCTGAAGTCCGGAAGTTACAGGACAATGGCAGAAGGAAGACTACAGCCCGAAATACGAAAAAGGCCGCGCAGTTGCGCAGCCTTATAAACCCTGGTTAAAATCCACACGATAAAAATGACAATGCAAGTATCTCATGCTGTTGCCCGAACCTACTCGGGCTTTTTTTGCATGTAAAAAGGCTCCTGCGATGAGAGCCTGGATATATGCCTAATCTCTGTATACAGCATGATGCCGGGTGCCTCCCGGTGAATTCTGCAATGACCAGACAGAATCCGCAACTTGCCTATACAATACGCAACCAAACATCTGTCATTATGCCCCGCCGCCCAGGGGGATTCATCATGCAGGATTTTTTTAACAAACGCTCAGCATGTCAGGCAACAGTCGACTACCTGAATTGTGAGGCATTTAACATTTCACTGTCCGGTGTCTTTCCTGTAATAAAAAGCCCGCAAAAGAGAGTCAGGGCAGATAAGTGTGGTGTGGCGCGTTGTACTGGATTCGAACCAGTGACCGATTGCTTAGAAGGCAATTGCTCTGTCCGGCTGAGCTAACAACGCAGAATACCGATAATGGACCGCCATCGGGGACTCCGAACCCCGCACAGCCAGCTTCGAAGGCTGACGCTCTATCCCGATGAGCTAATGGCGGTATGTGATATGGTGGCCCTTGCTGGATTTGAACCAGCGACCTGGCGATTATGAGTCGCTCGCTCTCACCACTGAGCTAAAGGGCCGGGAGCAGAATAATAACGGTCCGTAATTAATTCCGCAATAAAAAACCCGCTCAATGGCGGGTTCTGGTAAAGTTCATGCGTTTGGTTCGCCTCGCGATACAGCTTTGCGAAGCTTACCGGAATTAAAGCAGTTTTTACGTCAAAAAGCAATAACTTTTTTCTCTATACCAAAAGCCATAACCATTGGTTTGTACAAAATAAATTCTGCCACCTTTAGCCAATGCTCAATGCGTCTTTCACAGGTTCTTAAACTCCATTCCGGATGTGCATCATTCAGCAGTTCAGCCATTTTGCGCTTAGTCATCCCCCGCCCCACATAACGCTGACTCAGAACATTGAGCAGCCCGGGATAACCTGCCAGTACTTCACCAATAACCCTGTCGATTATTAACGCCTCTGAATCGGTACAATGCACCAGCCAGCTTTTTTGCTTGCCGTTGATCATATCCCGCAAAAAAGCCTCAAGTTCAGGTTTGTCCAGACCTGCTTTTTTCATCCTCCGGAGCGCCTCGTTAATTGCCGTTTTTGTCAGCTTTTTAGAGGTCAGTAATTGGTTGAACATATTTCCCGTCTTACCGTCGCCAATATACGACCAACGCCCCCACATACGCAGTTTCCCCTGGATCCAGACACTTTCCAGCGTGGTGAGACGAAGGTGCTCTCCGCTTTTTCCTGTGTTCGTTGGGTAAATCATAAATAACCGTCCTTTCTCCAGATCTCTTGTGTGCGAAAAACACCTTCTGCATGCATCAGGCGCAATTCTTCTTTGGTGTAATCGCTGGTTTTTACTCTCCCGTCGATTAAATCGTGGCATGAGTTACAGGCAATCGCTGCCTGCATATCGTGTGGCTTTATCGCTGTTCCGCACGTTCCCGCCAGTCGGTAATGCGCCAGCACAGACGTTTCCGGATCGTGATTGCAGTAGCCAGGAATTCTGACGGTGCACATCTGCCCCCGCGCCGCTTTACGTAAATCCACCATTACGCAAACTCCAGTAGCTGCGCGGCCACATTTTCGACTTGTTCCGGAGAGGAAAATTTACGGAACAGGATCCAGTTCCACAGTACATTCAGCACAGATTTATAAACCTGCTGAAACTCGGTTTCGTCCATATTCGCAAACGAGATGGATTTCGCCCTGCGCCCACGGCTACCGTCCGGATAAATATGCTCGGTGTAAAATCCGGCCTGAATGGTTACCCACTCGCGGAAAGCCTCAAACGACTTTAGCAATGCTGTATCTCGGGTTCTGCGTGTCGCAACTGTATTCAGATATTGCTCTGCGGCTTCGCTCAGAGCTGGCGTATGTTCCCGGCCTACTGATTCACACAGATAATCAACGAAACCGGACACCAGTTTTCGTTCGCGAGGAGTGATCGCCCCACCGACCGGAGTCCAGTAATCGAATCCGAGTTGCAGAAGTTTGAAAAAACGCTTGTGGAATGCGTAGTTACGCACACGCTTAAAGTCTGCGTGTATCCACTCACCTATTTTGATTTGATGCAAAAAATCGCAACTCTCCGGCGTCGCCGGGAGAAGTAATCCGGAAGAGGTTTGTTTGACCAGTTGTATATGCGCCATCGTAGTTCTCCGCTGGCGCAGTAGAATGGGTGTTCAGCCCGTTATGTAGTATACCAGAATTAATGCCAATACTAACAGGATGCTCTGACTCGCAATTCATCCAGCAGTTTATCATTTCCCATAATGTCACTTACCCTCATCGGTAAAAAAATTGCCTTTCGACCATTACGATACATCATTGATTTTGGGGTTTCAGGGAAGTAATCCATTTCGACTATAACTGACAGGTCATCACGACGTATGACTGCGTATTTGCAACTAAATAGTTTCTTTATTTTTTCCACGATGCCTCCGAGTTTATAAGTACAAACGGTTATATCCACATAGAGACAAAAATATTAATCTGAAAAATATTTATTTCACGCCGTATATTTGATTATTTAATGTGCAGGTACAATGACTTTTATTTTTTGTTGTGTATATAATCAAATATATGGTTATTTTTCACCCTGCGCATTCAGCGCGCAACAAAAAACCCGCCGAAGCGGGTTTAGTGCGGGTGCGTTAAGGATGCCTGACACATGAGAGGTGGCGAGGGATTTCTCCCCCGCCTGGTCTCTTACTCCTCAGGTTCGTAAGCTGTGAAGACAGCGACCTCCGTCTGGCCGGTTCGGATTCGTACCTCGCAGAGGTCTTTCCTCGTTACCAGTGCCGTCACTATGACGGTTAAACAGATGACGATCAGGGCAATTAACATCGCCTTTTGCTGCTTCATAGCCTGCTTCTCCTTGCCTTTCGGCACGTAAGAGGCTAACCTACGTGTGTAGAGCATAGATATGGCCTCAGATTAATGTTAAGCGTCTTGCCGGACGCGTAATGTTAACTGGGGCTTTTCTCTATCTGCCGTTGGTGTTCATGCCCGAGGCAGATAGCCTCAAGCACCCGCAGCAATTCTACTTAACTCTCGCTTTACCGCAAACCGTTTTTACCCGATATGGGAATTCCCATATCGTAATGAATTCAGTTCCCTAGTCGATCCATCAAAAACACAACCAGGCAGTAAACGCCCACAACAGCAATAACAGCCAGCGCACCTTCCATTGCCAGTGAAATATCATCCGACATATTCCCTCCTTTGGTGTGAATCCCGGCGAACGTTTTTACCCCCACCGACAAATAACATATACTAAAAAAGCAATAGCTATAGCAACGCCTGTAATTGCAAATGCTTCAGGCCAGTCATTGGCGCACCTCCTGCGGCGGTTCTGGTAGCGGCATCCAGTCGGTTACATTGCGGCTCTGTGTTTCGAAAAATTCATCACCATCACGGACTACATCAAAAAACTCACCGTCTCGATATTGCGCATAAAGAACGAATGCGCCATCACATAAAATAATTACGTGCTGACCGTCATCCGGCATTCGCTCACTACAGCTTATCCAACCATCCAGAGTTACCGGATAGTTGGTTGACGTTTCCGAGATTTCCCGAAAATTATTGGTTGACGAACCCTTATTTTCCCGAAAGTTTCCAGCCTGAAGCATGGCGGCGCTGTCTGGCGGGGCAGCATATAGCGGCACGTATATTTCCGGTTCCTTATCAGCACCGGGTTGCTCTTCCAGTGAGAATGTCTTTCCGGTAAATCGATTCATATAAAGCACGGGCTCTGCTTCCAGCGAAGCCTGAGCAACAAGGGCCAGTGCTAAATCCAACTCAATTGCCTCGAGAGAATTTTTGAATGCTGTCTGTTTTACTGCAAATTTCATCGCCTTTACATTTTCACTAACATGACTGATTAACTGCTCTTTTGTAAAAGTGGTCATCTCATTCTCCTTTGATGCGAATGCCAGCGACAATTGAAGCCTGATAGCTAATTCACTCACAGTACCGCCTCCTGAAAGTTTCCCCGATAGAACGCCAGCACACGCTGCATAACTTCGCTCTGGCGGCACTCACGACAAATTATGTTCTGCCGTCTGTTGTAACGACGTATTTCTCCGTCAGGTAACTTTCGAATCAGTGTCGGGTC